TATCAAAAGTTTTGATATATTTCCTGTCCAAGAAATATTATTCTCGCCCACAATAAGCTGTGGGAACTCGCCCTCCATTATGCTATTAAGGTTTTTAAAATCCCGTGAATACACCTCTTGAAGTTCTGAATTAACAAATACCGTTTCGCCTATGTTTTTAAGTTTAAAGCTATCTTCACCTATTTTAATTTCAGCATCTCCACTGCCCCAAATCTCTATTATCGGCTGACTTTTAACACTTCCTATATTAATAAGGTTTGTGTTAGAACTGACAATGCTAAGTGGCATATTCATTACTGAATACTGAAAGGGTCTGCAATGAAACAGGATAACAAAAGAGCCGATTTGCCTAAGTGGCAACTCAAAATCAATACGGTTTACAACCTGCGCCATATATTTTCTATCAGAAGAAAAGCTGAATACAAGGTCACTCTCACCACTTTCATAAAGCCATGCTTTTATCTTTTCGACCTTATCATTCACATTTCCCATAATCCCACAGTTTAAAGAAACCGTGATGTCATCATAGGCATATTCATCATAACGCAGTGTTCCACTTCTGCCCGGCATTGCTATAAAGGAGACCTTTCGCTCTGGGGACGGAATAGTCGGCGTATTTGCTAGGTAGATGCCAAAATCTGAAAGACTGTTTTTATTGTTAAAAGTAAATGAATTCATTAGAATGTCCCTTTCGAATAAGCCACTCGTTGACGGTAAAACTCTAGTTCATAGGCAAGCTCCTCAATATCCTGTTTGCGATTGTTGTAGAAGTTTTCAATCGATAAAACAAATGGGGAAGATGCGCTTTGTGGTTTTGGTGAAGATGCGTTTGTACCCATATCAAATACTGCATTGCTTTGAATGTTTGGTACTGGAATAGCGTTCATCATATCTTTTTCTACGCCACTCATAGCCTTTTCAAAGCCGACACCAATACCCTCGCCCATATTTGAGCCAATCCCAGCGAACACTGTGGAGGGGGAGTGAATTCCAAGTAGGTTTTTTGCTCCGTCAACAATGCCTGTGAAAAACCCACTGACCTTTTCACCAATCCAGCCACCAAGGCTTTTAATTCCCTCCCATAAGCCTTTGACTATATCCCCTCCAATTTCAGTAACAGAAACCACCGCTTGCCCCAAGCCACCTAAAAGCGCTGTGATAATTTGAGGGATACTCGCAACTAACTGCGGAATTGCTTTGACAAGACCTACGGCTAGCTGAATAACAAGCTTTATTCCCATTTCAATGATTTTAGGGAGGTTGCTTGTAATAAAGTTTATGATACTTTCAATAATTTTAGGGAGTGCCTCTATAAGTTTTGGCAGTGCATTAAGCAGTCCCTGTGCAAGCCCCTCAATGATTTTAAACGCTGCATCCAGTATCTTATCCATATTGTTTAGCAAGGTTTCAACCACTAGGATTATTGCCTCAATTATAGATGGAATGAGTGTCGGCAATGCGTCAGCTAGTCCTGTGGCAAGCGTTATAATCATAGTCAGCGCAGCTTCCACCAAGGATGGTAGGTTTTGGATTATACCGTCAACTAGAGCAAGGACTAACTGCAATGCGCCCTGCGTTATTTGGGGTAACGCAGTTATCAATCCTTGCAAAAGTGTGAATATGATTTGAGTTGCAGTGTCAATTAGCATTGGTAAATTATCAAGAATTGCACTACCGATACTTGTGACAATATTCATCGCAACATCTATAATCTGTGGGATATTTGAAAGTATCATATCTGCAATTCCACCGATAGTTGTTCCGATTACATCGCTTATTTTAGAGAAATCTCCACCGGCCTCGTTAAGTCCTCTTGTGAAATTTCCAAGTAAGCTAGTGCCGTCATCAGCGAGTGATTGTAGTTGTGGAAGTAGTATCATTCCAATAGCGTTTTTTGCTGATTCACTTCCAGCCTTTAGCCTTTGAACACTATCATCAAACTCTCCAAGGCTCATAAGTTGCTGATCACTCATAACTGCACCCATTTGTTTTGCCTCATCGGTTAGTGCTTTTATGCCCTCACTTCCTTGAGCAATAAGGGGGTTAAGTTCCTGCGCTGACTTCCCAAAAATCTGCATTGATAGGGCATCACGCTCTGCACCTTCACTCATTTTCCCAAGGGCATCTATGGTTTCCCAATAGACATCATCACTATTTCGCAAAGTGCCATCTGTGTTTGCAACGGTGATTCCAAGCTGAGTATATGCATCTTGCATTTTTGTATTACCATCACGAGCAGACGCCATTGACTTGATTTGCTTTGACATTGAGCCTGTGAGGGTTTCCATAGAAACGTCAACTAAGTCTGCTGCATATTTATATGACTGCAAGCTTTCGGTGGACATTCCTGTAACACTTGCCATTGTAATTATCTCATCAGCGTAAGCGGCTGCGCCTACCGTCATATCCGTTAGTGCCTTAGCAACGCCAACTGTTGCAGTACCAACCGCCACAAATGCAGCGCCCATTGCAGCGCCGACACCTTTTAAAACACCACCGAGTTTAGAGAACTTCCCACCGGCATCATCAGCAGTATTGGCAGCTTTTTTTATTTCATCTTCAAAATCATCAGCTTGTTTTTCGGCATTATCAAATTCATCTGCAACATCGTCAAGTGCTTTTTCGTTTTGTTTTAGTTCTCTTTCCATGCCGTTAAGTTCTGCTTTTGCATTGTTAAGCTGAACTGTCCAAGCCTGTGTTCGTCTATCGTTTTCCCCAAAACTGTCGGTTGCATTTGCGAGCGCATTTTGGAGTGTGTCTATTTTGTCTTTTTGTGCATCTATTGACTTGTTTAAGGTTTCATTTCTGGCAGTAACTGCGCCTATACTTTTATCGTTTTTATCAAATTCGCTCGACACCAGTTTCATTTCAGAGCCTAAAACCTTAAAGCTTTGGTTTATATCTCTAAGAGAATTCTTGAAGTCTTTTTCTCCCTCAACCCCAATTTTAGGAAATCATATGAACTCGTTAGAATTACCGATACTCGCTTTTCATTTAACTAGTATGGATGGCTTTATCAAGCTAGACATAACAGAAGTTTTCGGTTATCCCAATGAAACAAGCTACGCTGGTGGTTATGCTGCAAAAGGCATACTTGCAATAAAAAGCGCTGGATTCACTGCTGAGAATGAGCATTATTTTACAACAGGTGAACTATATCGTTTTGGTAAAGCTTTGTTATTATGCTATGACAAGCTTAGTGGAACAGCTGTCCTCGAAAGTACCGAACTCGAATTGGCACTTTCTTGTGAATTCAATAAACTTGGTCATGTATATATCCGAGGAAAGTTTCAACCGCGCATGGATTTAGACAACATCCTGCAATTCGAACTTAAGACGGATCAGACACAAGTCATCAAAACGCTTTCTCAGTTAAAAGCAGTTAAAGCTGTTTTTGGTGACGAACATGGCATTCACAAATAAATTTTAAACATCACTTGGCACTATTTCATCTATACTCATTTCTCTTTTAGGATTTTCAATACCATGCCACTGTTTATGGCATTCCCATAAATCTAAAAGTTGACCTAGTGGCATCAGCCAAACTTCATCTTGTGAAAAGTGCATTTGAACCGTTCCATAATACAACAGCCGAGTAAATAACTCATCATCATTTACTCGGCTGTTGCGTTTTTTAAATTGGGTTCAGATTCACTCTGTTCACTTTCAATATTGCGTTTAGTCCCCTTGAACATTGCCTCCATAATCGAGTTTTTGTAAGTTGCAAGTTCTAGTGGCGAAGTTAATAATTCCACTTCTTCCTCAGTTAAAAGTGGCTTTGGTTTGTCTTTATGCGATAGGTTATATATCAAAATTGACTGGTTTGCAAGTAGGGATAATAGCCATATAACCTCATCAAGTGCCATTTCAAAGTTTTCAGATTTCATCAGCTTATCGCCTAGGTTTTCAAGTCCTCCGTAGCGTTTTGCGATTTCTTTCGTGGCTTTGGTGGTGAGGATAAGAGTATAACTTGTTTCGCCGATTGTGATTTCTGCACTTCTATCGTTCATTCAATAACACCTCCAATTTTCGCTTGTTCATCAAGCCAAGCTTTAGCCTGAGCCTCTGTTTCAAAAGTGGTTTCCTCTTTCCATATCCCCAAAATATCAGTCAGGATTGTCCCCTCGATTGTGGGTGTTTGAAAGTTGATGCTGTCACCTTTAGTTTCAAGGCTCTCGTTTGGAATACCGAATTTAACCTTGCGTAGCCATATCGATCTATACTTTCTAACGTTGTCTTTTAAGGTTGTAGCGTAAAACCCAATGCCCACATATGCGCCGTCATCGTCACCTTTTGCTGTTAACTTTTGTCCACTCGGTGTAAGGGCTTCTAGGGTATGCCCTAAAATCAAAGAAAGCACTTCATAGCTTAAATGGTCACCGTTTAGTGATACTTTTCCAGACTTAAATTCCTTGACATTTTCAATAATTCGATTATCCCCATAAAGCGTTCCCTCGTTAATTTCAATAGAAATATCGGCTTTGATAGCATAGGACATCACCATTCCATTTTGGTATTCTACTGTGTCTTTTGTTTCGGTTAGTGGCGCGCAAATTAAATATTCTAATCCGATTTGTGCCATGTTAATTTCCCTCCAATTCATAAAAATTCGCCACATCGATGGCATAATGATGATAACCTGTATCGTGTTCATGCCCGATGTACCGCCTATCAGTTATAGTGAAATCAGCTTGCAGGAGAGTTCCTACAAGCTGATTTTTAAGTTTAATGTAGTTTGATTTTGAAAAAAGTGATATTCTAACCTCTTGAATTTCAGCTTTAGGCAAATTGTCACAGAACAGTTCAAAGGTGTCTGAAAGGGGTGTAAGCACTAAATATTCT